AGTTAAATATCCAGCAATTGCAGAAGAAGATGAAGAGTTTCGTGCAACAGGCGAGCCGCTGCATCCTGAACGATATAATGTAGAATCTTTAGAAAAAATACAAAAAGCTATAGGCCCTAGAGACTGGACTGCTTTGTATCAACAAAACCCAGTATCAGATGAAGGTGATTATTTTACTAGAGATATGATTCAGTATTATGACCCAGCTGATATAGACTATGATAAGATGCGTTATTATTGCGCATGGGACTTAGCTATTGGGCAAAGAGACAGAAACGACTATTCTGTTGGCATAATGGTAGGTATTGACGAGTACGATAATATGTTCGTGGTCGATATGATCCGTGGCAAGTATGATGGTTTTGAGTTAGTAGAAAAAATATTAGATTTTTACGAACAGTGGAGACCTGGTATAGTAGGAATAGAACGTGGACATATAGAAATGGCCATCGGTCCTTTCTTGGAGAAACGTGTAGCAGAACGTAGATTACATTCTGCATATTTTAAAGATTTAAAAGTAGGGAGACGTGACAAAGAAGCAAGAGCTAGAGCTATTCAGGGTAGGATGCAACAGGGTAGAGTTTTTGTCCCTGAAGATGCAGTCTGGACTGGGCCTCTTGTGGCTGAACTTTTGCGTTTTCCTAACGGCGTGCATGATGACCAAGTTGACGCTTTGGCCTGGGTGGGTTTGATGATGACAGAGTATGCATCTTTTTATGAAGCACCCGAGCATGTACCTTCGTGGAGAGATAGGTTAGAATTAATGGCAAAAGGGCCGAAAAAGAAATCGGCAATGAGTGCGTAATATGGCATATAGTAAAAAACCAAAAAAGAATTTAACAAAAGCCGAGCAGCTGACGCTTGCAAAAAATCAGTGGAATGCCTACACACGTGCCCGTGATCATGGCCATGAAGATTACATGGATTTAGCAAAAAAATGCGACATGTATTATCGTGGAGAACAATGGGACGAGTTTGATATGCAACAACTCGATGACCAGGGCAGACCAGCTTTAACGATCAATACTATATTGCCTACTATTAACGCAGTGCTTGCAGAGCAAAGTACAAAAAAAGCAGATATACAATTTAAACCCAGGGGCGGTGGCAATCAAGATATTGCAGATGTTTTAACACAAGTTTATGCGCAAATAGCAGATAACAACAAATTAGACTGGGTAGAACAACAGGTATTTTCAGATGGTCTTATTCAAGATAGAGGCTGGTTTGATGTTCGTATAGATTTTTCAGATCATGTACAAGGAGAAGTGCGAATAGAAGCTAAAGACCCTTTAGATGTTTTAATTGACCCAGATGCAAAACATTATGATCCGAGAACTTGGAATGAAATATTTGAAACCAAGTGGATGAGCATTGATGAGATAGAAGAAGTCTACGGACAAAAGCAAGCTGATCAGTTACGTATGTTGGCTGAAACTGGTACTACTTTAGGTGCTGACTCTATGGAGTTTGAAGAAGAAAGATACGGAGATACTGACGAGTATAATTATGGACAACAGTATCCAGGCGATCCAGAAAACGCACGAATGCTTAGGTCTATTAGGGTTATCGAAAGGCAATATTACAGATTAAAAGACTGCATTTTTTATGTAGATCCTGTAACAGGAGATAAAAGAGAAGTCCCATATAACTGGAATAAAAAGAAGAGAGAACAGTTTGCAGATACTTTTGGTCTAGAGATTATCGAGAAAAAAATGCGAAAGGTCCGCTGGACCGTGACCGCGGATACCGTAGTTCTATTTGATGATTGGTCTCCTTACGCACATTTTACTCTTGTACCTTATTTTCCATATTTTAGGAGAGGGAACCCGTTTGGTATGGTCCGAAACTTACTCTCCCCACAAGAGCAGCTAAATAAAATAACTTCTCAAGAGTTACATATAGTAAATACAACAGCTAATAGTGGTTGGATCGTAGAGAATGGTTCTCTTTCCGGTATGACAGCAGATGATTTAGAAGAACATGGTGCAGAAACTGGACTTGTACTAGAGTTTAATCGTGGCTCTACGCCTCCAGCCAAAATACCACCTAATCAGATACCTACAGGTTTAGACAGGTTGGGACAAAAAGCTGCGCAAAATATAAAACAAATTAGTGGTATAAGCGAAGCTATGCTCGGTATGGATAGTCCAGAAGTTTCAGGCGTAGCTATTGCACAAAAACAAAACAGAGGTTCTTTACTCTTACAGGTGCCATTGGATAACTTAGCTAAAACAAGACAATACCTAGCTGAAAAAATACTACAGTTAGTTCAGTCTTATTATACAGAAGAAAGAATTATTCAAGTAACAGACGAACAAGATCCTTATAAGTCTAGACAAAAACTGAGAGTCAATGAAATGACCCCTGAAGGTGAGATTATAAATAACTTAACCTTAGGGGAGTATGATGTAGTAGTTGGTACTGCTCCAGCTAGAGACAACTTTGATGAAATGCAGTTTGCTGAGGCTATTGAACTTAGAAATGTGGGCGTGCCAATACCAAATGATATGATTGTTGAGTATTCACATCTAGCGCGTAAAGCAGATATAGCAGATAGAATAAGAAAACTAGAAGGCAATGCGCCGATGTCTGAACAAGAAGCACAACTACAACAGTTCCAGATGGAGTCACAGATCAGAAGTACGCAGCTTGAGATTGCAAAACTAGAAGCTGAAGTAACTAAACTACAATCTGAAACAGCTTTAAATGCTGCTAAAGTAGAACAAGCAGAAACAGAACCACAGTTGAAGGTTGCTGAATTACAAAGTAAACTACAGTCTAAACGTGAAGAGCTAGATTTACGTGAACGTTTATCTGCTTTAACTAATGATATGCGTAAACAACAGACTGATGTACAAGCTGCAGTTAAGATGGCTGCCGCTGCCGTAAAACCAACAGGAGGTAAATAATATGGCAAAAAATAAAAAAACTGAAGCCCCTGCAGATGACACTCTAGTGTTTGATGCTATGCCTGGTGCTGATGCAAAAACCGAAGAAGATGTAAAACCATTTGAAGTTGATATGAACTTTGAAGCCCCTGATGAAGACGAAGTAGAATTTCCCAAGGAGGAAGAAATTGAAGAAGTCGAAGAACTTAAAGCTGAAGAAGAATCACCTGAAGTCCCTGAAGCGGAAGCAGAAGAGGAAAGTGTTGAAGCTGCAGACGAAGTCGCAGAAAATACAGGAGAAGAAACAGTATTGGCAGACGATGACGAAGCTACACAACAACCTGAAGGAACAGTACCGCAAGGAGTTGATGAGCCAAAAGAACCAATGATTCCTAAATCTAGGTTTGATGAAGTCCTAGCAAAACAAAGAGCTTTACAAAAGAAATTAGAAGAAGCTACTAACCCAGTAGAAACAATTGAAAAGGCTCCTGAGTATGAATTTGAAGCTAAAGAAGTAGAGTATCAACAACATGTGTTGAATGGCGATACTGAAAAAGCAGCAGCTTTACGAGCTGAAATAAGAAATGCAGAGCGTCAACAAATGATGTTTGAAGTGCAAAACAAAATGGGACAATCTGTACAGCAAAGCACAGAACTTGTTGCTTTACAAAATAAAGCTGCAGAGTTGGCTACAAAGTATAGCGTTTTAGATGAAACTCATGCAGATTTTAATAAAGAAATAACTCAAGAAGTGTTAGATTTAAGAGATGCTTTTGTGGTTCAAGGTTACACTGGAGCAGATGCGCTAGATAAAGCTGCAAAGTATGTAATGACTCCTTATGATACACCTGCAGCGCCAAAAGTAGATCCTGTACAGACTAAAGTAGTTCAACAAAAACAAGTAGCTAATACTAATAAAAAATTAGAAGCAGCTGAATCTCAACCTCCAACCATGAAGCCTGGAAAACAAAAAGTTGAGAAGAAAGTTGATATAAGTTTATTATCCTCAGATGAGTTTGAAGCTCTGCCGGATGAAACTTTACGCAGAATGCGTGGTGATTTCGGATAAACTGTGGTATAAATTAAATAAGTTCGCACGTAAGAGCGATATCTTACCGGGGTCGTGTCCGTAAAAAACGTTTTCGCCTGTTAGTGCGTAAAACTAACCGGAGTCGTACTCCGTAACTAACGAGAGCGTTTCCCCTACGACAGTGGGTATACGGATAAAAGTCGCTCCAAAAGTCGACTGGTTAATAAATTAATGATAGGAGACATATCATGGCAAATACTAACTTTGCTGCGTTGACCAGTGAGCAGTTAACCATCTGGTCTAGAGATTTCTGGCGTGTAGCTAGAAATATGTCCTTCATTAACCAATTCGCGGGTAGCGGATCTAACGCTATGGTTCAGAGAATATCTGAGCTTACCCAATCAGAAAAGGGAGCTAGAGCTGTATTAACACTTTTAGCTGACATGACTGGTGATGGTATTGTTGGTGACAACACTCTCGAAGGAAATGAAGAGGCACTAAGAGCTTACGACATAGTCGTGGGACTCGACCAATTGAGATTTGCGAACAGATTAGCTGGAAGGCTAGCTGACCAAAAATCAGTTGTAAACTTTAGGGAACATTCAAGAGATGCACTTGCATACGCAATGGCAGACAGAATGGACCAATTAGCGTTCCTTACTTTAAGTGGTATTGGATATAACTTGAAAAACAATGGTGGTTTAAGACCGTCAATGAACTCAGGTCAAAATCTAAACGACTTAGCGTTTGGTTCAGACGTAACAGCCCCAACTTCTAACAGACATAGAAGATTTGATGCTTCAAATGGTATCGTAGCTGGTGATGTAACTGCAGTTGCTGCAGCTGACAAACTAAGCTATGGCGCTATTGTTGATCTAAAAGCTTATGCTAAAGATCAGTACATCAGAGGATTAAGAGGCGCAGGTAATGATGAAACATATCACTTATTTGTAACACCTCAAGTAATGGCTGACCTAAAACTCGATTCAGACTTCCTTGCTAACGTAAGAAATGCTGGAGTAAGAGGACCAGGTTCAAGCTTATTCTCAGGTTCTTCAAGTCTAATGGTAGACGGCATTATGGTCCACGAGTTCAGACATGTGTTTAACACATCTGGTGCTACAACTGGAACATCATCAAATGCTGGTTCTGCTGGGTACAAATGGGGTGCTGACGCTGATGTTAATGGTTCTGCATGTTTATTCTGCGGTGCTCAAGCATTAGCTATGGCAGACATTGGTGCTCCAGAAATAGTAGAAGATACATTCGACTATGGAAACCAAAACGGTATTTCAATTGGTAAAATATTTGGTCTTAAGAAGCCAGTTTATAATTCAGACGTAACAGGTCAGGATGAAGACTTTGGTGTTATTAGATTAGATGTAGCATATTAATTGTGGTATATTTTATGGGTGGCTTGAAGAAGTCACCCATATTTAAGGAGTAAAATTATGTGGATAGTATCAAAAGAAGATAAGTACGTAGCTTCAACATGGGGCGCGTCAGTCAGTTTAAAAGCAAACGAACCAAAACAAGTCGCTAAAGATCTTGGGTTGCTTTGTTTACAACATGGGTGCGAAGAAGTACAAGGTGGTATCAAGGAAGAGCCAATTGTAGAAGAAGCACCGATTGAAGAAATAATAGAAGAAACTTCAAAAGACCTTGAGAGCATGACTAAAGTAGAGCTAGAAGAATATGGCAGAACTATTGGTATAGAGCTTGATAGGCGTAAAAAGAAATCAGATTTAATAGAGGAGCTTAAACAAGCGGAGTAATAAATTATGGCAGGGACACTTACAGGCACTAATTTACTTAGTAGAATTAGGGACACATTACAAGACACTACTAGTGTTAGATGGACCGAATCCGAACTCTTAAACTATATAAATGATGCACAAAGAGAGATTGTTAATTTCAGGCCTGAGTCTAGTGCTACTACAGCTACTATAACTTTAGTTGCTGGAACTAAACAATCTTTGCCTGCAGCAGGTTTAAGGCTAATAAAAGTAGTAAGAAATATGTCTGCTGCTTCTAACGGCACTGGTAAAAGGTCTATTAGAATAGTAAACGTTGACATTTTAAATACACAAGAACCGGATTGGCATGATCCTGCAGTTTCAGGAGATGCCGCGCACGGAACTATTGTAAAACATTATATTTTTGATGAAGACGACCCAAGAAATTTTTACGTGTATCCAGGCGTATCTGGTAATTCGTACGTAGAGATTGTTTACTCAGCTGCACCTACAGATTTATCAGCAGCTAGTGATACTATTAGTGTTGATGATATATATGCTAATGCCATCATTGATTTTGTTCTCTACAGAGCTTATATGAAAGATGCGGAATACGCAGGAAATTCTCAAAGAGCAAGTACACATTATCAGTTGTTTACAGCAAGTATAGGTCAAGGAAACCAAGCTCAAATGCTTTTAGATCCTAATAATGACCCTGTTTCTAACATAGGAGCTGTTCCCAAAATAATGCAGCAAGGTAGGTAAACATGGCAGCCTACTCTTCTTTAGTAAAAGAAGTACTACCCTACGTACCTTTATGTCCAGATTCTTTAGTAGAACAGAACTTACGTTCTGCTACTATAGAGTTTTGTGAAAGGTCTAAAGCATACATACTTGATATGGACCCTTTTAATACTATTTCTGGGGTTTATGAATACGACTTTGATATACCTACAGGTACAGAAGTTCATCAAGTTTTATTAATGACACACGATGGGAGGGATATGGACCCTATTAGCCCACGTAGTCTAGAGTTAAATTATCCAGATTGGAGGAACAGAACAGGTAATCCCCACGTTTATTTACAAAAAACAACAAGCACATTTTGGATTGTCCCAGTACCAAGTGGGTCTAAACAAGTAATAGTAAGCCTAGCTTTAAAGCCAAGTAGGACTTCAAACAATATTGACACTACCATTTCTAATCAGTACAGAGATGCGATTATATATGGCACTTTATATAGACTATTAAGAATGCCAAATAGAGAGTGGACCGATATAGGTGCGGCTCAAGAATATCTATATCAGTTTAATTTAGAAATAACACAAGCAGAATTAAGGGCCCGAGGCGGAGACCTAGGGGTAAAAAGAACTGTTAAGTACAAAGGAATAGGACTACCAAGGAGACGGTATGGAAAGTACGGAAAGGAAATCGACTATTGAGGAACCCGAGTTTGCTGACATAAGAAAATGTTGGAACGTAGTAAAAACAGGCATACTCGATATATTAAAAGAAAATCCTACCCTTACTTTTATTCCTGAAGATGTTTACAGCGAATGTGTAAACGAAAGAGCTTTTCTTTACATGTCGTCTGTAGGTTTTTTGATACTGACTATAGAAGTAGATCAGTTTACAAAAGACAAGACATTATTGCTATGGATAGCGTATACTTATAAAAAAGGCGGGCACCAATGGGTGGCCCATGAAGAGTGGTTTAACAACTTAGCAAAATCAGCAGGTTGTAAGTACCTCGAAGCGAGGTCACGAGTTCCAGAGATGGAATCGTACACTAAGAAGATTGGATGGGAGTTAGATACACGAATTTATAGGAAAGAAGTAAATGGCAGCTAAACCAAAAAAACAAGACTACAAACCAAGTCAAGCTGAAATTACTAATACAAAAGTTGCAGTAGCGCAAAGAGAAAGGTTTGTTAATAAGTATGATCCTATTTTATTGGAACAGGCAGAGACCGCAGCAACTGAGGACTTAGGAAGTTACGCAGCAGGTAAGAAACAAGCAGACACCTATCAAGTATTAGGTAAACCTTCTATGGCCGCAGCTCGTTCTATAGATTACGCCGCGGACTTAGCAACTGCTGCAAGTGACCAGATTTTAAGAGGTAGAGCTGCAGGAGAGGCAACTAAAGCAAACAGGTCTTTAAGTACTTTAGCCTCTGCACAAGGACAACAGATGGATGCGACTACTGGTATAGGCTCTTTGGCTAGATTAGGCAACGCTGGAACTTTAGCGTCTGCTGAAAGAAAGCTTTTGAATAGGCAGGCAAATATTGACGCAGGTGCAATGTTAGCGGGTAGTGCGTATCAAACAGGTAAAACTAATCTAGCGGCTGGAAACACTTTTTTTGGAGGAGCAAAAACAGACCCAGTTACGGGTAAAACTACAGAAGCTGTAAATAGAACAGATGGTTTTTTTGACAGGTTAGAGGGAGGTCTATTCGGATGAGTTTACTTATGGCGGGCAACTACGACCCTCAGCAAGAATTATCAAATCTTACACAAAGAGATTACGATAGATTTGTGGAAAAATTTGAACCCTTTGAAGATGCTTTACTGGCTCAAAGGAACAGCACAAAATTGGTAGACCAAGCAAGATTAGACTCTCAAACACAATCAAGAATTGCACAAGAGGCAGCAGCTAGAAACATAGAAAGGTACGGCGGCGCTGGTTTATCTGCTGCACAAAGACAAGAACAACAAAGGGCGCTACAAAGAGGCACGTCTTTATCTACTGTAGGGACTGTCAATAATGCGCGTGTTGCGCAAAGGGAAATTAACCAAGCTATTACTGCAGATTTAATAAATATAGGCCAGGGTGTAAATAGAAACGCTATAGGCATGTTAACTAGTGGTGCAGAAATGGCGCAAAACAGGTATCAATCTTATAAAAACGCTAGAGCTAATTATAGTTCTCAAATGAAAGGAATGGGAGCACAAATAGGTTCAGCATTATTAGGGGCCTTTTTAATATAATGAGCGTACTAGATCAATTTACACAAGGTATGGCAATTGCAAACAGGGCAGAAGCTGGAGCTACTTCTGGTTTAATGAATAGACAAGCACAAGCCGAACTTAGAAGAAAAGAACAAGCCAGAAAATCCAATGAAGATTTAGCTTATTTATCAGATTCTAGAACAGGTATTTATTCTTTAAAAGATGATGGTACAGGAAATGTTGAATATACTTTAAGAGCAGACTGGAAAGACCAAGTAGATAAATATCATGCTGGTGGCGATAGTAGACTTCGCTTCGATAAAATGGCTTCTAGTTACCTTTCAAGACAAGGCGACGAAGTAGTAAAGAAAAGAAGTAGGAAAACGTATGGACCTACTAAAACTAAAAAAGGTGTAGTGCCGACTGCGGTGCTAGATAGGCTTGAAGCAAATCCAGGAGATGAGGCAGCACTAGCCCTGAAAAAAGAGTATGAATCAGGGGCTAAAACTGCTTATATAGTCCCAGTAGAAAACCAAGAAGGTATGTTTTCCTTTTTAACTAGATTTGGTACTGATGAAGCAGATGATGAGGAGTTAGTTTTTAGTGAAAGAGAAGTAGAAGCTTATTTGTCCGATGTTTTAATTTCAGGTATAGAACTTGAAATAGACCCTGATAGAAGAAGAACGCAAAGCGCTGTTGCTCAAGGTGTGCTTGATCCGAGTGGTTTTGAGAATACCAGAATGAGCATGGATCGTGCAAAAGCTTTATACGACGATGACGTAGATAGAGGCACTAAATTAGGGCTACTTCAATCAGTTGTAGCTGAGTACAACAAAAACCCTGTAATAAAAGAACAGCCGCCTATCGTCACAGAAGAAAAAGTTACAACTACTACTCCAGGTGACGACATAGATGAGAAAGAGTTCCAAGAGTTTAAAAGAACGATGCAAGTGGCGTACTCACAGGCTGGCTACAAAGTATCACTACCCGATGATGCTACTCTGAGGGACAATTTTAGAAAGAGAAAAGGTTTAACACCTTCTACTACTACAACAGAAACTGTAAGAACAGAAACTCCGGTAGACCCAGTAGAACAAACATTTGAACAAGCTTTCCCAGAGTTAAAAGATTTAGGCGACGAACAATTAAGAGAAAGGGTAGACCAGTTTATTAATGATGGTACTTTTGCTAC